AGTAGAATTAAGAGTTACGCCTGTGGTACTATAAACAGCGGTTATGTCTGTTCCACCTATTACACCAGTCCACGCACCTGTATTAGTGGTAAAATCCGAATCGTTGTTAAGCTGACTTAAATTTATAGCTCCAGGGGCTATTTTTCGTTGTGCCCCATCGGATATAACAATTACTTTATCATCAGTAACCAAAGTACCCGTAGCAGTTAAATCCGTTAGGTCTATAGCAATACTCGTTGCATCAACACTAATACCCACACCGTTCCCTACGGCTAAAGTCCTAGTTGATGCTATAGTACCACCACCCGTTAGGCCATCCCCCGCAATAACGCTAACAGTAGTATGGTCCGTATGATCATTAGCATCGAAATTTAGTAAATTATCATGGTTAATTTGACCATCATTGGTGGATATTGCATCAGCATCAACATTTACACCATTACCACCTACTACATTTATAGTCCTAGTTGATGCTATAGTACCACCACCCGTTAAACCCTGTCCTGCAATGACGCTAACAGTAGTATGGTCTGTATGCTCATTAGCATCGAAATTTAGTAAATTATCATGGTTAATTTCATCATCCTTGGTGGATATTGAATCAGCACCAACATTTACACCCGTTCCACCACCTACATTTAGAGTTGGAATAGGCCCAGTTAAGTCGGTTCCAGTTAAACCAGTTCCCGCAACAATCGCAGTAAGATCACCAGCCCCACCACCACCACCAGCAGTTGAATTAAGAGTTACGCCTGTGGTACTATAAACAGCGGTTATGTCTGTTCCACCTATTACACCAGTCCACGGAACGGTATCCTTAGATACGGTGTCCCCATCTTGTATTTCAGAAAGACCCGAAACTACTCCACAACTATCATCATTTACAGTCTTTAATACTATTGGTGTTTTTTCAGCCATGGGTTAATACCTTACTTGTTGGTAGATCCTTCATCGTCTGACCCATCATCAACCTTCCCTGTAGGATCTTCCGCTCCAAAGGATGCAGCAAGATCAGAAATAAGATCTTCCATATCTTGGATACTCTTATTCATTGCTTTCTTGTTTTTAGGGGGTTCTGTAGTCTCTGCCTCGTCCTCAGCCGCAGGGTCTGCACCTTCTTCTTGCTCCTCAGGAGCCACTGCTGCTGGAGCTTCTGGCTCTTTCCCCGCCTTTTCATCACCTTTTGGGGCTTCTGCCTTCTCTTCACCCTTTTGCCCTTCGTTAGAATCGTATTGTTGTCCCACTTTGTCTTTTATCTTATTAAATGTATTAGAAAGCTTACTCACATCTTTAGCAACTTTCTTAATATCAACCTTATTGGACTTGGTAGCTTGCTTTTCGGCTAATAGATCCGCATAACCAGCTTCTTCAAAGATATATTGGATAAAATCTGTAACATCAATGCTTTCAACACCATTTTTGTTACTCAGCATGTCTCCCATCTCCTGGATAACACGGTGTAAATTAGTATCTTCGTCAATACCTTCTGCTAATTCAGCAAACAACTCTAACTGATTTTCAATAATCATTCTAAAAGAAGGTATAGAATCAAGTTTCTTAATATTAATATCGTATTTTTCGTTTAAAACCTCAACAATACCTTCTTTGATAGGTTTGTTTACTTCATAGATTTCAGAAGAGTATTTCCTAACATCTTCTTCCGAAATACCAAGACCCTCATTCATAGAGACTGAGTTATAGATTAGGTTAAATAACTGCTTTTTAGTTGCTAACGCAAAATAAGGGATATCAGTCACCGTCTCGATAATAGTAGAGTAAACCTCTTCCCTGTCTTCCTCAAAGATATTACTTACTAGTTTTTGAATATTTGCGTTATTAACCCACATAGAATCAAATTCACGCTTTGATTCGTATAATTCTTGTTTAAGGAGTTCTTGCTTACAGATGACATCAAATACAGTAGAAGAAATCTCGTCTTTTAAGTAGTATTCTCTATTTTCCTGTAACATGTCTAGAGTAACCCTAGGGATATCAAAGGCTTTGGAGATAACCTTAGAAAGAGCAAGATTATGTACAATATTGGTATTCTCCGTGATAGCTTCTTTATTTTCAGATAAGAAAGAAACCAGAGTAGGGGTGACTTCAACGAAATTAGAGAATTCTTTGGTAGAGATAATAGATGTATGCTCTTTATTTCTCTTAGATTCTTTTTGGAGTTTTTCACTCTCTTCTGACAGTCTAATCTTATTCTCCCAAAGATTTAAAACTTTATCAAAATTAACAGAAGCTTCAGAACGGCTTTCCGAGAGAATATCTCCAATGAAAACCCCGATTTGCTCATTAACATGATTTTCGTAGTTATCACTGTTTTTCATTACCTCAGTGTCAGTTACGGTAATATTGCTTAACTTAAGACCGTCTTCAATATCGTAGTTACCTTCGATAAGGTGATCGCTCTCTGTAAGATAGGTAACTATAGCATTCTCAGAATCTACAGAGAATAACTTAACATTTTCCCGTAATGATCTACCGATGCATTTGCCTAATTTAATAAGCTCTGTGACTGACTTGTTTCTGTTTTCTAATAGATTGGCATACATGATTTTTTCTCCGTTTTCTTAAAAGTATATACTAGTTGATTTACTCATATAAATTAAGATTATAATTCTTCTTCTCTGTCCTGTTGTTTTTCGATTATTCTCTGGACAGTCCGTTGCTTATCATAATCGAATTCTGGTCCTAAGTATTTACTTCGTATTGAGGATAATATATTAATAACTTCCTCATTTGTAGTAGGTGCGGCATTTTCTGCCCCATCCATTGGCGCACCTTGATCCGCAGCCATTGGGGCTCCAGCAGCAGCACCTGTTGCCCCTGCAGCATCTTGCTCCTTCTCTGCCTGCGCTTTTTGTTCCTCTTCAAGCTTTGTTTTCAGTTCATCTATTTCCCTATCTGTCATATCGTAGTAATCTTTGTAGATCCTTTCAGTAGGGAATAATCCAGTACCAACAACAGCCTGGATAACTCTAGTTTTTTGTTCTTCAAGATCTAATAATCTCTTAGCAAACATATCCGTAGGTTCGGGTAACTCAACTCTTAGAGATTTAATATCAGATTCAGGATATCCTCTAATTTGGAAGTGCCTCTTAAGCATAACCTCGATACCGATTTCAACTGAGTGCTGAATTCTTTGGATGGTTCTAGCAAACTTAACATCAAGTTGCGATAAGTTAGCCTTACGCTCAGGTGACTGGTCTTTCTCTACGATATAGTCTTTGGGGACTTTTAACGCAGCGAGGAGTTTATCCCTGAAGTACTTAACATCATCTACCTCACCCAAGTTTTCAGCACCCTTTAGAGTTTCAATCTTAGTTCCGCTATTTCCACGCATAGGCACAAAGAAGTCTTCATCAGCACTCAAGGGATTGAATCTTCCATCAATCGTCCCTTTTTGAGTATTAAAGAATCTTTCTTTCTTAAACTTGTCCTTGAGTCTCTCGATAAAGGCTTCAGCCTTAGCAGCAGGTAGGTTACCTACATCAACATAGAAAATTCTCCGTTCTGGGGCTCTTGCTAATCTATAAATTAACATAGCGTCTTCCATCATGCGTAATGATCTGTAGATTCTGTGGCAGGAGTGCGCTATTGATTTGCCATAAGGATAGAAAGCAGGGTCAGAGGTGTGCAATCTAAAGTGAACAATCTGATTCTTATCTAAAGAAATGTATGATGATTTCTTATGGTTAGCCTGCCCAATTTCCATTTGAAAAGTATCAAATTCGTTTTTATCAGGAATCTTTTGGAGGAAGTCTGTTAAGTATCCAAACTCATTCTCTACCCTTAGAATGAAATTAGGATTAAGAACTTTAATTCTTTGAACACCCTTAGAAAAGTTGTTAGTATCCATAATAAGCTCGATGAAACAATCACCGTACTTAATAGTGTTTCTCGCTATATCCCAGTAAAACCTATCGAAGTTAATTGTTTGGAAAAGGTCTTCAGCCTCATCTGCTATATCCTGATTATTCGTTTTGATATTCCACCGCTTACCCCTAGTATTCTTTTGAGTACAATCGTCAGCATAGATATCAAATGCTGCACCGATTTCTGGGTAATCGTCCATTTCCTCGTAGTCTTTATATCGTTTGCGCCGACTTAACTCAACCTCTGGTAGAATAGGACCAGATCGGGAGACAGATAATTTCCCTGGTTCACTAGGCTTAATAATATCCTTGGATACTACAGTATCTCCAGCTAAGGGGTTCTCTTGACCTTCTTTATCCGCAATATGCGGTAAAGCTTTTGTAGCAAAGAACTTAGCTAGAAACTGTCCAAGTTTTCCAGACGGGTAAAAGTAAGCATTTGATTTGCCTGCACTAAGAGACGGGAATTCCGTATACCCCTCGTCCAACTTTTCGTCTTCGTTCATTTCATCAGCCATTTCATGTCCTCTTCTGTAGTATTCCCGTAGGCATCACTCATGCCATACTTTCCTGATTTGATAACCCCCAAAGGCGTTTTACTGTCCTTGTAGGGTATTTTTGATTGTTCGATAGGTGTGTTGTTTCCAATAATTCCGTAACAGTGGATTGCCAAGGCTAAACTCATAATAAGATCATCGTGTTTACCCCTATCTGCCTGAGCCCTACCAGTATCAGTAACTACAAAATTAAGAAGTTCATCAATAGTTCTTCTAGAGTTTATCTTTACTGAATTAACGCGGATCGCTTCTTCCATATCTGCTAAAATCTGTTCCCTATTTATTGCCGTTAGTTGAAATCCTAAGTTATTCTTATCGTCCATCCATAAGTTGTCGTATTCTAAAACATTGAAAAGCCAATCAATTAAATTGTTACCAATAGTGTTTCTTTCACATATCGTGTATGCTGTATTATATAGGGTAGCCTCCTTTACAATAATCTCAGCAAACTCGTTTATTGGTGTTTTATTGGAATAGAACTCAGCAACCTGCTCACCATTATAGGCGTTAATGATATGGAAAGCAGAATAATCTCTACCTCTACCCAAAGAAACATCAACACTTAAAATATAATCATAATGAGGTTCAGGATCTTTCCACACGCGCATCCTATTATTGTGTTTTGTGAAGAAGTTCTCATTAGTTTCCTCTACCAACTGTCTAAGGATATTACCATCAACATAAGTATCACCTGTACCAAGGAACTCACATTCATACTCTTGTAGCCATTTCTTTAATGGCATATTGGATCTAGTAATTTGCTCCCAATTATCAATATCTAGTGGAGGACTTTGTGATATCATTTTTTCATAGATATCCTCAAAACCAGCTTGTCTACTGTACTCTGGATGTTCCTGCCATCGAATATCAATTGCGTTAAATGAATTTGTGCCTTTTATAGCATTCTTATACAAATCATAATACCAATTACCAACACCGTTAACCGTTGAGAGGATAAATGCTCTACCCCCTGTAGAGATAATGGGGTATACTGCTGCCCAAATGGAATCAATATTATCAATGAAAGCCGCTTCATCAATAATAAGCATAGATCCTGCTAGAGAACGCCCAGACTGCTTACCTGACGGTCTAGACTTAATAACGGATTGTGTCTTTAACTTCAAGGTGTGCTTGTTATCCTCTGCAATCCCTGGTTTGAGGAATTTAGGTAATTCGTCATACATCACCTTAATCCTGTCTAGAACCTCTGTGGACTCGGAATCACCCTTCGACAGGATAACGACAACCTTGTGTTTTTGAAACAAACACACCCAAAGAGAATATGCAGCAGCAATCGTAGTACACCCTGCCTGCCTGAACTTCCTAAGGACATTAAAGCGATAATCTTTTATATCTCCAACAATCCTCTCCTGGAACGGATATAGCTTAAATGGGGTTAAACCTCGGATAGGGTGGATAACTTTAATATAATTGGACATGAAGTACGCAGGGTCTTCCTTGCACTTCTTGAATTCTTCTATAATTTCTTTGTTTTCCATAAAAATAATGTAGTTTGTCTATTATAGTCTATGAAGATATATGCTTTCATATGTACTAGAAGTAAAGATCTTAGCGATACTACAAAGACTCTGGTATCCTACTTATCTAGCTGTAACATAGACACAAAATTATTAGTAGGCTCAGAATCTATTTTTTCAGGATACCAACGAGCTTTCGACAAGACTGACCCAGAAGATGACGATATCATTATTTTGTGCCATGACGATATTGAGATACTCTCAAATAAAGAGAACTTTGGAAAAGCTCTTAATAAGTTAGCAGACCCTAAAGTGGGTTTTGTTGGACCAGCAGGGACTACCTGCTTATCTCAGGACGCTGTATGGTGGAATCATACTAATTGGCAACAAGGCAAGCATCGTGGATTGGTATTTCATGGGGAATCCTTAGACAAAGCGGAATCAACTTACTACGGTCAATCTGACAGAGTAGTTGTGCTAGATGGTTTATTTTTAGCTGCTAAGGCTAGAACCTTGAAAGATATAAAATTAGAGAAGCCAGAGTATTTAAAGGGGGATTGGGATTTCTACGATATCCACTACACTTATACTGCTCATGCGAAAGGATATGAAAATCATGTGGTCCCATTGTTTATTCTACACAATTCTTTTGGAGAACTTGTTGGTAGGGACTCTTGGCATGATAACAGAGATCGCTTTATAAAAAGACATAAATTACCTATGGAGATTAAATAATGTTAATTGAAGAATTACTTGTATGGATTCTAGTTTGTTACGGTATCACGCTTGTGGTTACTGGATCTTCTATAATGGCCCCTGTGCGTGATAAATCGTGGAAAATCCACAAAAAATTAGGTGAGTTATTGAACTGCCCCATGTGTTTTGGGTTTTGGGCTGGGGTTGGCGTAAGTTTACTCTGGGCCTCGCCTACAGGAATAGAATTTAGGGGACCAGAGTGGTATCATCACATTCTAGATGGGTTTTTAGCAAGTGGAACCTGTTGGCTGCTACACACCTATGAACAATCTACTATGTGATGGTTTCTTACCACTTTAAAACTTATTCTTATACAGTTGAAAATCTAGTCGATAAAGACTATTTAAGCTGGGCAATCAAATACTTTGATTTAAAGTTTAATGTTATTAAAGACTACTCCTCAAGAAGAACAGACATGCAAGAGCAGGAGGTAGTTGAACCCTTCTCTAGATGTTATTATAATGATGCACTAGCTCAAACTCTTTTGCTATCCTTAACGCCTAAAATTGAAAAGATAGTTGGTAAAAGTCTATATCCTACATATAGCTTTTGTAGGTATTACGAAGAAGGCCAGAGACTAATTAAGCATGTGGATAGACCTGCATGTGAATACAGCATAACCCTACCCATTAATGCTAATTCGTGGCCCATACATTTTGAAAATTCCGATGGGGAGATTTTTGGAATTAAGCTCAACCCTGGGCAAGGGTTAGTATACAAAGGACAAAAACTTCCCCACTTTCGACATGAATTAAAAGAAGGGAAGCTAATTCAACTTCATCTACATTATGTAGACAAAAATGGTCCTAATGCTGAGTGGAAGTTTGATAAGAAATCCATTTGGGAAGATTACTCCCAGTCAGCATCCTTTTTTGCAATGAGCGATAGGTCTGAGCATATATCTCTTTCTTAGCATTTACGATCCTCCAACGAAAGAAGTATAATCACCTATAGATGAAGAAAAAGCTTGAGAATTGGGAATTGATCCTGTAAGTCTCATAGTAAGCAGAGCGGACACTGTAGCATCCCCCGCAACCGCTACTGCTAAACCAGCATATCCCCCAGGATCAACTACAGTAGCTAGTACAGAACCCGAACGATCCACAACTCTAATAGCAATTCTACCATCCTCATTTAATTTAGTAAGAGAAATCCCATAATCGTTTCCAAGATCACCCCCAGCAGCCCCCTCACTTTTCATAGTAAAGAGGACACCTTCACCATTTGCTGCTCTAAAAAGTACATATGCATCAGATAGCTCCCTTCTTCTTGATCTGGGCGAAGCAACAGCCCTTACTCCCCTCGGTCCAAATTTAGATAGTTTCAATATTAATTTCCTGTAGGTCTTATGTTATCTCTAGCGGGATTACCATTCTGAATCTGTCCGTAAGTAATAAAGTATGTGCCCGTCCCATTTTCGTTTTGTTGTAGTTCCACGGTACTCGTCCTATCATGATCAGAAAGTAACAACTCAACTACGCCTTTATTAACGGGAGCATAGCCCCCAACAACACCACTAGTAGTACCAACTATAGTAGAAGTATCATGATAATTTGCAAGTGGGGTAGATGCACCAACATCAATGCCTACTCTGAAAAACTGACCTCTCGCTACTCCAGCGGTAGAAGCTTCAACAGAGATAAAATTACACTCTATGGGGTTTCCTGCGGTATCATTTAATGCTATAGATGATGGATCCGTGGTCGTTAAACTAGCAACTAAGCTGTATGGTCTAAATTGAATTTGCATATTATATTCCTCTCACTTTATATAGTGTTATGATCGTGGTCTTCTTTTAGTTGGTAGTGGTAGAAGTCCTGGTCGTTCCTGAAGAGAGCGATTAAATCGAAGCTTCTCTCTCTCTTCAGGGGTCAAAGCCGCAGGTTTATTTCTTGGTGTCCTCTTAGTTGTGTCACCATCGGTCATCCCTGGCCGTGCGGGACTATTCCCACTAGGAGGCTTTGATGTAAACATATTCTTAATAGCCTTGACAGCCTTCTTGATTATGCTTTCATTAATTCTATATTTTACCATGATATCATCTTCTTCTTCTTGGCCGTCCTGCGGGTGGGTTCTGGTTGTCCCTTTCCCACTGACTTAAAGCACCCGCAGTTTTATTATCCAATTTACCGACTGGTGGTTCATTACCGTATTTTCTTCTATGAATTGAACCCGCTTCCACCGCATTCGGATTGGACATCGTTGCCCCAGGGATTTTTTTCCGCAATCTCTCTATTGCTGCTTTAGCCCGTTCTCGCGCCTCACGATGTTTGATAGTATTAGGATTTCTTCCTGGTCCACCAAGTCTGTGACTCATCGGCCCAGCATAACCACCATCAGCCGCCCCTTTCCTTACTTGTTCTTGGGAATAAGCATCACCCTTGGATACCGTCTCTCTAATTTGTCGTAGTAGTTGTTTTAAATTCATATTAATTATTCCTCACCTAGATGTTTTTGCTGGCCCAGGAAGCTTTAAAAAATTAGCAGCTTCTTCACCTGATTTTGGTTTTTCGTCAGAAGTCTCTCCAGCAGCCTGCTTCTTAGCAGCTTCCTTCACCTTATCAAACACCTTTTCAACAGAAAGCTTTCTACCCCTTGGCCTTTTCACTCTTCCGCTTTCTTCGCGTATATTACGCAGTAGTTGTTTTAAATTCATGGTATTATTCTTCCTCTATTATATAGGCAAGACAAAAGCTACTTAGCTAAAAAAACTAAGTAGCTTTTTAAAGCGGCGCAGCCGCAATTTTTCCCATTAATGATCTAGAGGATGGTTCCTACTTAGGCTCTTCAAATCTCAATGGTCGCGTTCCACCAGGACCCCATCTCTTACGAGGAGATCCCCTCCTAATAGCTAAGGCTGCTGCCTTTAAATGGTTCTTTGTGCTTAGGAGGGCTTTAGGCGTTCTTAACGCGGCTGCGTTTTTAGGATTCCTTTGCAACAGTGTTTCTGCAGTTCTTGCTCCACCTGTACGATAAATCGTACCTTCATGATCTTTTTCTATAGACCCACTATCTCTTCTGACCCGAGCATTCGCCCTAGCTCTTGATCTTTTAAGCTTGTCCTGCGCCCTAGGCGTACCTGCCTCTCCCCTGTGGCCCATCGAAGTAATACTTCTTTCTAAGATACTATAAATTCTATTGTATTGGTTCATGCTTTTTTCCTTAACCAATTCTTTTTCTTCTTGGGAACTTTAATTGGTTCAACAACCTTGGTTGATTCAACAATCTTAATTGGGGTTGGTATATTTTTTACTACTTCAAGTGCTGCCTGTTGCTGCGCTCTCATAATATTTCTTCTACCGTGTGGTCTTCGTGCCATAATGATATCTCCTCTAATTAATATATTTAGGATTCCTAGTAAAGTTTTGTTATGTTTTTTTCCTAACCAAGACTTAAGTGTAATCGTGTCTCGCCGTAGTGTAGTACGGATTAATTTGAACCCTATCGGGCTCTTGGATAAACCCAGTACCATTAGAGGTAAAGGGGCTGTTAAGGGCATACCTCTGGTGGAAGTTAGACGAGCCTAATTTCGCGCAAGCTGCTTCAATGAAATAGATTAGTTTTTGCAACCCTGCGGCATTATCGCCAAATGCCACTTCCGCAGAAGTGTTATAGCCCCCGCCTGCAACAGGAAAATTATCATTGTGACCTATGTTATTAAGCCAAGGCCATTGCGACACATGTTCAAGGCGGCTGGTGGCAACTAAATAATTGGCATAGTCTTCATTAATATCGCAATGCTCAAATACGCTACCTTCTGGGGTCCAACTTGGATTCCCTCCACTAACTTGGAAATATCCATTAGTTCCTTGTGTAGTTAGCTCATACTCGACATCAGCAGGAATAGTAGCAGTAGCAGTACTAATCCATGGCTGTCTACTCACATACGGTTGGGTAGTAATAATACTACCTTGGGCTCCAAATACATACAGATTATTGGGGCCACTAACCTCTCCATAAAAACCCCCCTGCTTGCCAAGTCTGTTAGCCTGAACCGCAAACTTTTGTGGTTGATAGGAGGAGCTTAGTGTGTAGTCTTGAATTATCTGTTTCTTTGAATTATGTACAGTAATATTAAAGTGTAAATAAGTAGCAAGCACATTCCTTGTTTGAGTCCCACTTACAGCAGTTAAATCGCAAAATTGAGTAGCTGGGTTTATGGTGCAAAATCTAGGGTTCCTAGTATAGTCGATGCTTATCCATTGAGTGACTTCGGAGTAAGTAGCAGCGGCAGTTGGACCTCCGCTGGTTTGATTGAAACCTGCGCCAGATACCCAAACGCCTCCAGAAAGGCTAACATTAGTGGGAGCGGCGGCGGGTGTAGGTGTTGGAATTAATGGCATAGTTGTTTTATCCTATTAAGTATGGACTATTTTCTAGTCTATATTATTTAGACTAGAGTGATTAATTAGCCTACGGAATTTTTTTATAATTTTAAAAAATTTTTTAGTGGGACCTATAAGATAGTACTTCGTATACATAGGGGGAACCCCTGGGGGGGAATCCTGTGAATCCGCGAAATCCTCCGCTCGCTTTTGCAATATCCTAATGCATAGGAATGCCCAATATAGTTGGAATATATCTAAAATAGGTGTTGACACCTAGCCCCCCATAGGTTATAATGTAAACATGAAACAAATAAATAACAACTGGACGATAGCGGCTTTGGCCGTGGATGTGGTCGTGGCCTGTGTTGGCTTCCTGTGTGTGCTTGGTTGCCTTACCAAGATCTTTATCTACTTGGCTGAAATAAACTGAGAATAGTCCTTGACACTAGGCCCCTGATCGAGTATAATGTATAACATGGAAAACAACAACGACAGCACGGTAAAATGTGGCCTATGCCAAGAGAGCAAGCCCCTAGCCAGTATGGCCTCCGAGGTAGTGTGGGGGGACAGGGTGTGTGAGCCTTGCATGACCACTATGACCGACTATAAAAAAGACAAAATAACCCTTGACACCTAGCCCCTCATCGGGTATAATATAAACATGACAAAAGAGATGCCTGATAATGCAAAGTTCCCCGTCCCCTCTGGTCCCCACGCTGCTTGGACCCCTGAGGATTGGTATGATTGGTGGCAAATGAGTGGGGGTAGGCTTGACCCCAACCCTCACTATGAGAACCCTGATCCCATGCCTCCCATGAGCTTCAAGGACACGCTACAGATGATGAAATTTCTTCAAGATTCAAACCTTGACAAGTGACCCCCAATAGAGTATAATGAACAACATGGAAAACACCTATACAACTAACTACCCCCGTGAGGGAATCGAACAGCACACCTACTCCACAGGCTACAAGCTATCCATTGGAATGAGTGAGACACATTACTCTGATGGTGTGACGCTGGCAGAAATTGCTGTGATCAACCCCAAGGGGGACTTTGTACACCTGACCCCTTATGATGATGTTGTAGGATGGGTGCCCATCAAGCGCATCGAGGACTTCAAAGATATTCTAAAGGATTTTGCTGATCCAGTTGAGCAGCTAAAAGAATTATGCCTCCACTTTTAGGATATAGTGCTTGACAAAATTCTGGCTGGGCCGGGCCAAACAGTCGTAACCCCTTGTGGAGAAAGGACTTAGGACCGAAAGTTTCTCACTTATTTGTCCATTATTCAGCCCCCACCGTTGATATTTGGCCTCCCATAGGTTATAATGGGGACATGAAAAATAATTACAGCACTCTAGACATAACGCTTCCGCTCTTCATTGTGGGAAGCTTCATCCTCATATGCCTTGGCTCTGCCCTTGGCATGGTCATCCAACACTTTTGCCTCGGAGGCATCTAATATGAAACTACTAACTAGCGAAATCAAAAAAATCCTTCCCGCTCTATACACCACAGAGAGTACGCCTTGCGAACACAAGGAAATCATCGTGCGGTTCTTCAACCCGTTGGGTAGCCAATCCTGGGAGATCTGCGAAGGTGATCCACTCCAAGACGGAGATTGGAGGTTCTTCGGCAAGTGTGACCTTGGCTTTGGTTCTCCTGAGTGGGGCTATGTATTGCTCTCTGAGCTTGAGTCTGTAAGCTGTGGTCTTGGTCTTGGTATCGAGCGTGACATTTGCATCGGTGCTTCTGATCTTCACCCCGAGTGGGAAGCGATGGGGTCTTACTAATGAAGCCCCAATTTTATCTATTGAAGCCCAAGTTTGATATGGTCGTTGCGACCTTTGGTGAGTGGCTCGATGAGTTGTCTCTAATGGATCACGATGAGAGTCCTCACCTGAAAGATCTTCTTGCGGATCTGTACAACGAGGGGCTTACCCCCTTGGATGCACGGGATGCTTTGGAAGTGTTCCACCCTGAATGGCACGATGAGCTTGTCTATTTAGAGGAGCATCCAATCTAGGAAATCCCAAAGGGGGCGGCGGCCCGAACGGTCATAACCCCTTGTGGAGAAAGGACTTAGGACCGAAAATAGTTCAAAATAGATGTTGACATTTGGGGTGTGTATTGGTATAATACAAGCATGGAAAACACTAAGAGAACACGAAGAACTGACAGCGAACTCCTCTCCGAACTGCGCCAACGCGAGGCTATGATTTTAGCTCGCCAAGCTCAGAAGGATACGAGTAGCAACCCTATCCTGGCTCCAATTGTGGATGCCTTGGATGATGTAAATACGGCCCTGATCAACGCGAAACGCGGATTCGCAGACAAAGGCCCCCAATCATTTTCCGCTCGAATTGTCAAGGCCCAAAATCGTATTGAATCCATCGAGATTCAGCGAACAGCAGCCGAAGCGTCAATCCATTCAGCGAGTGAGGATAAAACCCTCTTGCGTGAACTCCTCGCCTCATTCTCGACCAAGCTTGCCAATGGGCAAGAGGTATCCGAAGATGAAGTCCTTGATTCTCTAAACTTTTAGTAGAATATACTTGCATTATGTGAGGGATCATGGTATAATGGTCCCTCACGATTCAACCACTAGCAACAAATAAACATGATTATCAGCAACATTACCAACATCGTCCGATCCAACCAGAACGCTATTATGACCCGAACCCAATACGGATCGGATTCTTTCTATACCATCTTTGATCTGAAATCCCAAAGCAACACCTATGCAGGTACGCTAAACGCGACTAAGAAGGCATGGAATAAGCACTATCGGAACTCCCGACAGTTTGT